CCGGGCAGACACGACGCACAAGGATTGCCGGTGCACCGCCGGTCTGATCGCCGCTGCCGTTGAGGCCGACCGGATTGGACGATGCCACCCACTCTCCATTTTCAAAATCAAACACCATCGCCCGGCGCTTCTGACCGTCAGCGATGAAATTAAAACCGATGTCGGGCAGCTGGAGATTGTGGCCGCTCTGACGGTAGTGGAGCTCGGCCTCGGCAGCCCAGTATTTCACCACCAACCCGCCCCACTCTTCGTAGGTGTATTTGATCGGGACGCCAGCGACGCGGATGGAGTGCGTAGCACACCCGAGATACGTGCCGTCGTTCACGAAGTTTTGCGCACCGATCCACGACGAAGGGAACGACGAAAAGTTCTTCGCAACCTTGATGACGACGATGCCTTCCACGGTCATGAGGCCGGGGAAGTAATCGTAGGCCGAATTGGTTAGCGGTCGAGTCGTCCCGTTGCCGCTGCCATCGTAGTAGTAGAGTGCGGGAACCTCGGCAGACGACGACTCAAACGACCACTGTGCCGTGCGATCGGCGGGCGCGAGTTTCTCCTCGTCGCGAATGATCGAATACTCACCCGTGACCAGCACGTGGTACGGAGAGCCTTCGTAGCCTTCCTCCATCGTGATCTTCCGCAGTCCGTAAGACGAGAACGTCGGGTGTGCGGCGCCCCACGTCCTGCCTGACGTAGAGTCCAGAACGGCTGTCTCGGCCGTCGGCGATGAAAGCGTGTCATCGCTGAGCACAGCCACCCAGCGGCGCGTCATGACGGCCGCTTGACCGACCTCTTGCTCGGCCCTGCGTGCCAGTTCGCGGACAGAAGAAACAGCCATTAGATCCTCACCGGCACGGGTGCGTTGTCAGTGCCTTCAGCGATGGCGTCACGGATTGCCTTAAGTGCCTTGGTCTGCAGCCGAGCCTCGACCAACGCTGGGTCTTGTGCCTCTGCGGCTAGGCCGATGACGAGCGCCGCCCCCTGCTGTGTCCGAATGTCCGCAGTCTGCACTGCCTGCGGCCCCAGCGTGTTTAACTGCCGCAGGAATGCGGTCTGCTTGTTGTTGATTTCTGCGACTTTAGAAATGGCCGCATTGGCAGCATTGACGCTGCCCTGTACGGCATTTGCGAATGACGTGTTTTGTTGCGCGATGAGTTTCTCGAACTGCTGAGCTCGAGCAGCGCTGTCTGAAACCACCTGAGCCTGAACACGAGCCGCACCCTGCTGACCGTTCAGCAAAGCCTGTTCGCCACGCTGTGCCTGGTTCAACTGGTCAATGCGGGCCTTCGCGGTCTTAGCCGCCTTGAGGTCGCCTTCCTCTCGGGCCTTCGCCAGTGCCTGCTCCTGCTCGACAATCTTGGCTTTGATAGCCTGAATGTTGACTTCGGCTTGCTTCTTGCGGTCCTCCAACGCCTTGACTGCGTCCAGTTCAGCCCTCTGCCGCTCGTCCAACTGCTGCCGCAGAAACTCTTCAACACGTTGAGCGGCAGCGAGACGCTGGTTGAAGAGCTCCTGCTGGCGGGCCACCTCTCGCTCATAGGTGTCCTTGGTCAGGATGCCGTCACTAGCCTGCTGCTGAGCGGATGCAATGCCCTGCCGCAGCGCTTCGGCGGCCATGGCCCCGACGCTGCCAAACTGCTCGGCCTTACCGATGAGCCCATCGATACTTTTATTGGTGGCATCGAATGCCTTCGTTAACCCATCGGCGAACCCCTGCTCGACTGCCTGCTGCTGATCCTCCAGCCTGGCCCGCAGCTGATCCAACTGCGCAAGCCTCGCTGCGGCTGCGTCTGCTGCAAACGCATTGCCTGCCTCACGCTGCCTGCGAATCTCTTCCTCGAGCCTGGCCTGTTCACGCAGAACGGTCTCGATGTCTTTCTCATTCTGCGTCTGCGTGTTGCTTTGAGCCAGCAGCTGATCGACGCGGTCCTTATCTGCCTTCAGCAGTTCTTCCTGCAGTTGCTGCATCTGCTTCATGGCGTCGATCTGCTTGTCGTACTCTGCTGTCGCCTTGGCAATCTCCGCGTCAAGCGCCGTCTGATTGAGGATGCCAGCCTCAAACTGCCGGCCGAGATCCTGCAGTCGATTCTGGAACGCCACTGCGGCCTGCTGCCCAGCCACGCCAAATTCAGCCGCCTGCTCAACAGCCTTGCCGATCTGCTGCGTGATGCCAGCGAGCGTTTTTTCTGCGTCTGCCTTGATCTGAACGTCGAGCTGGGCGTCTTCCTCAATCCGTGCCAGTTCGCTCTTGAACGCAGCCCCCGCCTTGTCAGCTTCACGCCGGAAGGTTTCTTCGTTGAAGAGCCCAGCGTCGAGCTTGGCTTTTAGTTCTTCGATGGCAGTCTGGTACTTCAAGGCCGCGTCAAACCCCGCCTGCCCAAACTTGGCCGACTCCGTGATCGCCGTATCGACGCTGCCCGTGATGGTGTCCAGCGTCTTCTGGAAATCCTTGCTCTCTCTGAGCAATTCCTGAATGGCACCATCGTCATTGAGCTCGACGGTTGCCACCACGGGCCGCTCAATCTCCGGCACAATTCCTAGCCAATCCTCGGCAAATTTCAGCACCTGCTCAATGAATCCGCCAACCTGGCTGATCACGCCCCTGATCGTGTCCCACAGCGTGCCGAAGGCCGAACCGATCGCACTGGTCACAGTGGCGATTAGGCTGCCAAGCCCAGTGAACTCGAGGAACGTGGAAACGCCTTTTCCCACGATGGCGGCCACGCGGCCAATCGCCTCAGCCGTAACCTCGGCGAACCGGGCAACGATCGTGGCAACACGGGATACAGTCTCACCAACCTGTGCGAAAGCCTGCGAAAACGACTTTGAAAGGCCATCGAATTTGAAGAACTCACGGAAGCCTATGACGGTGTCGTTGATCCTGCCGGCAACGCTCGTCACTGCTCTGCTCACACCGTCAAACACCGAAGCCACAGTGCGGCCAGCGGCAGCGAATGGCTCAAACACGGTTCCGACAATGTTGCCAAGAATCGAACCGAACTGCGTGAATATGTTGATCGCCAAGCCGATCGCACTGGTCAGCGGCGAGAAGATGTCAAGGACCGCGCCGACATTGCGGCCAAAAGTGGCAATCGCAGATGCCAGACCGTCGCTGATGCTCTGAGTGATGCCGATGAACGGCGTCAGCAGTTCGTTGCCGAACCCAGAAAGGGAGGCTTTCACGGCGTCAAACGAGTCGCCGAGAGAAAGAACCCTGACCACGTCGATCTCAGAAAGCCGAGCGTTAAACCTAGTCAGCGTCTGCTCTGCTACTTCCAGATTGTTGAGGAATGGCAGGATTTCCGCGCCGCTCTTGCCGAAGATGGCTGTTGCCGCAGCGGCACGCTTGGCGGGATCCTCAATCGCCGTCAGTCGCTCGCCAATGAGCCGCAGCTGCTCTTCGCTGCTCTTGCCATCAAGATCCTGCAGCGACACGCCCAGGCGGCCAAGGGCGGCCGTGGCTTGTTTGCTTTCCTCGTCTGCGCCAGCGAGCGTCTTCAGCAGTTTGGTCATGGCCAAGTTGACGGTCTCAAATGAAACGCCCGTCATTTCGGCCGCTTGCTTCAGCGTCTGCATAAACCCGAACGAAACGCCTAGCTTGTCGGCGGCGTTCTGCAGCTGTTCGGTTTCCTTCTCTAGCGTCATGAGTCCGCCAACCACGGCTGACGCGGCAGCGCCGAGCGCAGCAAATCCTGCAATTACTGCCGTGAATGGATTGATCAGAGCCGACAGCGACGTGCCAAGCGTGGCGAGCCCGGCAGAGAATCCACCAGAGAAGATTCGCCCCAGCCCCTCGCCGGCAGATGCCAGTCCAGAAAGCCGCCCGGCAATGTTGCCAATCGGGCCAGGCAAGGCCGAGAGGATGCCGCTGATTTCGTTGAACTTCAGCCCCTGCTTGGCGGCGTTCTCGGTTTCGTTTCCGAGTTTGTTGGCTTGGATGGTTGCCTTTGCGTAGGCGTCGGCCAACTTCTGGACCTGGCGTGCGTGCTCCTGATCAGAGAGCAGCCCGGCCTCACGCAGGCGATTGGCCTCAGCGGCACCGGCAGCGAAGTCTCGCTCGGCCCGCTCCATCGTGGTCATGTTGGCTTCAATGATCGCCGCAGCACGGCGGCCCATCTCGGCACGCTCGGCCTCGGATTTGGCGATCTGGTCGTTAACGCCTGTGGCCTTCATCGCCTCCGCGTTGTAGGTGCGGAGATCAATCGCCCCGCTGGCATAGAGTTCATCAAGACGCTGCAGCGCACTGACACGCTTTTCCTCTGCGGTGCGGTTGGCTTCGGTAAGCCGCTGGCCTTCGGCTAAAAGTGCGTCCCTGTTTTGCGCGGCCTTTGCTGCCTCAGCGGTTGCCCCTGTCACATCGTCAATGGCCCGCTTGTAGGTTTCTTCCGTAATCCGCCCGGCCTCAATGGCAGCGTCAAGCTTTTCAATAATCTGCACACGCCGCTCAGCGTCGGTGCGATATTTTTCCGTGATCGCAGATGCTTCCGATTGCAGACGGTTCAATTCGGCAAGGCGTGCCTTTTCAGTTTCGGCGACGCGAGCGTTTTCGCCACTGATGTCAGCGCGTGCCCTAGCGGCGATCTGTTCAGAAATTGCACCCTTTTCAACGAGGTCGGCAATTTCACGCAACTGGGAGGCGCGGTCTTCGTCTGCCGTCGTGTATCGCTGCGTCAACTCAAGTCCACGCTCAAACTGTTGAGCAGCCTGCTTCGCCTCCTCGGTCAATTGGCCGAACGCCGCCGCATATTCCTGCGGCCCAATGACGTTGGCTCTTAACTGTTGGGCAAGGTTAGCAAGCCTGGCCGCAAAGTCTTCTTGTGCCCTGCCGGCCGCAGCAGTCTTTTCAGCAAACGGCGAGAACACCGACGTGGCTTTGTCGGCCTGCTTTGCAAGATTGTCCAGCGCACGATCAACCGGCGTCAGCGACTTTGCCAAGCCGCTGGCATCGCCTGTGACTTTCAGCGCAAGCCCAAGAATGTTTGCCATTACTGCCCCAGTGCTGCCTGCAGCGATTTGAGTTGGCTAAACATTTGATCCACGTGCTGGGGCGGTTTCTCAATCGGGACAAAGTCTTCTGCCGATGGGGCCCGGCCTTTCGGTGAATGCGGTGCAAGGATGGCACTCACCTCGAGGCCAGTCTGACGCCATGGGTCTGGCAATGCCTGGAAATACCTCGTGTATGCCATCCACTCAGCGAGCTCCTGCGAGTCCATCCGAGCAGACAACTCCTTGACGGTCATTCCAAGGTGCCCGGCCAACGCAAACAGAAACCGCCGCGTCGGCAGGACGTTCAGCCTTTTCCCAGCTCTTCGACATCGCCCTCCGTCATGTTGTTGTGCTTGAGAGCCGCGTCAAACAGCCGGCCCATCACTGCGCCGCTCTTGTTTGCCAAGGCAGCGACCTGCTCGCGGGTGAACAGCAGCTCGCCTTTCTCATTGCAAATCACGCGGGCGAGATATTCCGTGCGGAAGTTTTCCACGCCCGTCTCGCGCTTCCCGATCCAGAGCCGTTCGTATGCGTCGCGCTCGCCGACACTCATCACACGCACGTACACGTCGCCACCCCACTCCTTGACCTTCACCTTCAAAAGACCAAGGTCATCAGCCGCAAGAATCTGATCCGCTGTAAGAGCCACAGGAAACCTCACTCTGGTGCAATCTTGAACGTCGCGGCATACCGTGCCACGTCGTTGGCCTTTCCTTCCAGCCGCAACGTCTGGCAGATGGCTTTCGTAGTAAACGTCAACCCGCCGCCGCTGATGTTCAGGACGGCTTTTTTGCCGTACTGCGACATCGTGATCTGCGCCGTGGAAAGGCACGAGATATCTATCGCACCCATGTCAAGCGACCAGCCAGCCGGCGTAACACTGCCGCCTCGACAGACAGGCAGGCCGCCGCCGGCTTGAACCTTGATCTCGGTGACTTCGCCAAGCGCAACGCTGTCCCATGTGACTGAGACACCCGCGCACGCAATTGCCATGACGGACCTCCGTCAGGCTTAGTAGCGAGCCACCTTAAAGGTGACCTGACCCTTCACAACGTCATTCGTCGCCATCGTCAGCGTGGACGTGGTGACTGTGGCAGCGGCGCTGATGGCATTATTGCCGGAGATTGTAAGCACAAGCGTTCCAGTCGCTGCATCTTTAATGATTGTCGTACCAAGATAATCAACCACAACCTGCCGGCCCGTGTCGGTCGCAGATCCAGAAAGCGGCTTGTTTTGCGTCAGCACCGCATTGCCAGCCGTGATGCCAAGATGCGACACGTCGATCGTATCGTTAGCCCCTGGGTCGGTATTGGTCACGACGATGTTAGTAACGGTGTAGGCGGAGCCAGCGAAAGAAACCGTCGTTCCCGATCCATCATGCGGCGTGGCGGCCATAAGCTATGTCTCCTGCCAGAGGATGCTGAATGTCATCTGTACGGTGTAAACCGGCGGTAAGTCGCCTCCCGCCAGCGTGGCAAACCCGTCGCTCTCGTTCTCGAGCGACACGTTCGACACAATCGTATTTTCAAACGTCCCGCCCCACCCATCCAGAGCCGAGCGGATGGCGTCAGACATCTCTCGCACGCCTTCGTAGGTCGTGGCAAATAAGTCCACGGCAAGCATTACCGTCGGCACGCCAATCGGGCCCGACAGCGATTGCTGCCGCTGAACGCTCATGCGACGCCAGGTTACGAAAGGCAGCACCGCCTCAACGGGGGCCACGACCGGGTAGACACGAGTGCCCACAATGCCCGCCACGGTGGCGTTCGTGACCAGCACATTTCGTATCGCAGCCTCTGGGCTTTTCAGCGGCATCGTCACACTCCTGATATGGTGCCCTGATCACGCAGCACCAGGGCGTCGATCGCCCGCTGGAGCGAAATCCCCAGCTCTTGCGTGAGAATAAACGCCACCCGTCCCTGCGTTTCGTCAAAGGCGGCACGCACAGGAGGACGGCCAGCCACGCCGCCGGCAGGAGTCGGTGCGATCACGATCGGCGTTTTAGATTTCTTAAAAAACGCATTGGGATACGGCGGATTCGTTTGCACACGTTTCCCACTAATCTTTTCAAACGTAAACGCCCCCAGCTTGTTGTAGCTCGATGCAATGTAGGTGGGCGTCTGCTCCTGCACCTTGTGCAGCACGCCAGATCCCTGGACAACTTCGGTGATGACCTGGCCGTTACGCCTGCGCGTGCGAGTGAAAGGCGTTGTAGGGCTGCGGCGCTGGTACTTCCTTTGGACTGGCTGTGCGATCTTTGGTCGCTTGCCTGGAACAGGACGCGACGCCGTGCCAAATTCCAGCCACCACTGATGAAATGCCCGATCCGGCCCCACCTTGATGGAACCGCCCTGTGCGCTTTCTGCGTCGGCAGTTCCGCTCCGCTTGTATCCGATCAGTCCGACGGCGGTGCCGTCCTTGGGGTATGCCTTGGCGACATAGGTCGCAGCCCGCTTCAGGTTGCCCGTCGGGCCAACTGGCGACACCTCACGCAGCCGCATATATGCCGGAAAGATCGCCTTTTCCAAAGCGTCTTTCAGCGCCTGCGCCGTGAATTTCTTGTCACCAAGGCGGCGAATCCCATCGCCCAATGCCTTGAGTTCGGGAAAGTCCGCCGTGATTTTGATGCCGGCGACTGCCATCAGAAGTTTTCCTGACAGATGGCTTCGTGCTCGGTGCGGTTTCCGTGTT